ACAATCTTATTATTAATAATTGCGTATCGTTCAGTATACCCTTTTTCGCACCCAAAATAAGGTAAATTAATCCAGTTCCCTATGATATGTTTATCGACACTATCTTGTTTAGGGAACACCTCAATTTCTATCTCACCATGCCCTTTTAACACATCAATTAAATTGTTAAGTACGGATCTTAATAATTTAGTTTTTAGTTTTTCTTTACCAAATATATATACATGCCCCCCCCCACTCTTAGACCTACACACAACCATAGGCAACTTTTCATCGGCTATTTTTTTAGATAATTTAAACAAATTAATCCCATCCGATATTTCGTGATTATCAAAATCCAATACACCAAAATTACTAAACTCTTTATCAACTACAGGGATAATGCCCAAACCCATAGCACCGCTAAAATGGTTGTCATACTCTTTTTGTGTTGGTGCTGTCTTCTTTGTAAACGATTTATTGTTTTTCCAGTCGTGTACCCCAAATGCGTTAGGGTTGCCCGAAAATAAATTTTTAAATTCTTCCATAGTTAATCATCTCTCCTCTCTTTTGATATATTATAGTATACAATATATACCGCAATTTTTTAAATATTTTTTGTAATTTCTAAAATAAAAATAATCATCACCCAAATTACAAAATCGCCTATTTTTAAGCATTTTTAAGCATTTTTATCGACCCCTAGAAATTACAAGATTACAACTTTTGTGCTTAATTCCATTTTTTTGTAATTTCTGGCATTTCTTAACAATTTTGTGAATTTAAGTACAAAAATAGCCTATTTTTAAGCCTTTGTAATCTTGTAATGCTGTAATCCCACTTTTTTTATTTTTTTTTAAATTTCAAAAAAAAATCCCTTAATTACAAAAATATGAAATTACAAGATTACAAGATTACATCCTGTTAATAACCTGTGTATATTTTTTTTATCTATGCTTAAAAACTGTGGATAACCTGTTAATAACGTGTAATTTCTGTAAAATTACAATTTTTGTATTTTTTCGTTATTAACTGGCTGTAATAACTGAAACCGCATAGTTTCCTACTGTCGAGGATACCATAGACGCTACTCTAACGTAAAGAGTTCCAGTCGCATTGATATTATATGTGGTGTTAGTTGTTGTCGCTACATCGGTATAGGTTTGGTTATCTGTACTTTTTTGGATCTTATAAAGACTTATATTATTAACAGGATTCCATTTAGCTACAACAACCCCAGAATTAGGTGTGTTGGTTAATAATAATCCCCCGATATTCTGTGGGAGTGGTAACGTGTTCGGTTCTTCTGTTGTTCTTATTGGTGGTGTTCCAGAATCAGCTGTGTAATTGGATGGTATGTAGGGCATACATTCAATGGAGTATGTTCTATTGCCTTTTGCTGTAATTTTAGTTACAACACATAATTGACTTATATTAGTAGCGATTCCAATCTGAAAAATACCAGGGATTTTATTTGTTTTGGTTGAAATAAATGATGGACCACTAGGAATTGTTTTGAATCTGTAAGGATCATTATTATATTGTTGTGCCTCATACGATACAGCTATATTCCCTGTAACATCTCCATACGGCGTGATAAATCTAACGTAATACGTTCCAGAATCACTAAAATCAATGGGTTGATTAGATGTAACTATCGTTTCGTTATTAATTGTCTCAACGTTAGCCACTTGCCCACTTTGACCCCAACTAGGTAAATCATGGGTTACGCTTATTACACTACCATATGATGGTATCTGACCTCGATCATCAGTATCAAACGTAATTAATTTATTGTTATTTTCTAGCACTGACTGCATATATTGAGCCTCTCGCCACGCTTGATAATATTGCGTAACCCCAAACAGTGTCACCTCTTTATAATTCCCTGCGTTTTCTTTTGTGTATATTTTGGAAGGTTCGTAATTGTTTTCCTCGTCAATATAATTGACTATATAGGCTCTATAATCATTTTTTTTGAAAAAAATGTATTCCATATTAAAACTATTAGGCAACATATTGTCGGGGGTAAATATCATTTCGTAGGCTGTTTGTGCTTGATCTCTAACGAACGTTAATTTATTTCCAATCATTACTGGTCTTGCTCGTCCAGCTCGGGCAACTTTGGTTAATGCTTCCCATACGGTTATTGTGGAATCAAAAACACCATCAAAAGCATCATCATATAGTGAGTAACTCGACCATATATTATCCAATTCAACCAAAGTTGATAAATCTAGAGTACTCTCATGTTTGGATGCTCCGTATGATGACAACCATATATCAGCCAAAGCCCATGCAATCGATCTAGTTGCGGTTAAATTGCTCCATGATCCGCTACTATATTTTATTAATTTTCGTTCAGATAATACCCCGATCTTATTATCAAGTTGGTTAGGATTGTTACTCGCTGTAACAATTTTTACTTTTAATAAATCTACATTCGGAAAATATTCTTGTTTTGGGTATACTATTTTAATCCTATCAATTGAAACGTCATCAGAATAATCATCTAAATAATGGTTACTATTAGCAACATATAACATGACTTGATATTGTGGGAATATATTTATTTCGTAGTCATCATATCTAAACAAATTTAATTTTACTGTTTTGTATACGGTGTTAGTTTGTGGCGTGTAAAGATAAAAATCATTTTTAAACACTAAATTATTATCTAATCTAGGATACCCACTTGATACGAAAGCAACTACGTCATGTAATTTTAGTGTACCTGTTTTTTGAGTAAAAAATCGTACAGAATTACTATTAACATAATCAATGTCACTTGTGGGTACAACCGTGCCATTATGAGTAAAATAATAATTATCACTAGATGATTTTGTAGGGAATTTTAAACCAGATATATCGTTATCAATTCCCCACCAATAATCTGACGTAGGTAAGCTAAATTGATAATTGTCTGACGTTGTAGTCACATCAACCTCATACACCCACTTATAATACCCTGATCCAGCAGGCTTCAAGTATCCCGATATATTTTTGTGAATTTGATAAACTTGATTGTTTTGTTTCATGTAGAAACCGTTAAGACTTTTTAAATCAAGCTCAAGGTAAACATCCCCTGCATACGGTGTTTCAATTGTGAATACCTCCGTTGCTGTACCATTAACTAGATAAGGGTTCTTGTTTAGATCTGAATCCGTTGAAGATAATAAAGAATAAAACGGGTTCTCGTAATAATCCCCCTCACGATACAAAATAGCAAAAATTGTATCTTCTGCACTTGTCCATGCTGATGTATCGGCTAAAGTCAAACGTGAATCTGTCACAGCTGTGATTTCAAAAACACCATTAAATGCTGTGTTTTCATCACTCCAAATTCTGACAAAATCACCAATATTAAATTTGTATGTTAAGTAATGATCTGAATGTGGGAATGTTATATGTTTGTTTGTTCTATGAAAGTTAATTGCTGTGTAAGATACCCTACTACGTGCAGGACTTTTGAATGGGATACTATTAAATTCTTTTACCGTGTAAACCAACGTTTCTGTATTAGTCACCTGAGTATTAGGGGTAAACTGTGTATAACTTACATTTTCATTACCTAATATTTTAGTTTTTCCTGAATATAACTGGTGGATAACATGCTCCCCATGGCCTAAACTTAACAAGTATTCGGTAACAAGTTTTGAATCCTCGAAATATTGATAAGGGGCAGTCGCTAAATCTGGAAACCATTTTAGTTTACCGTATTGTGACGGTATAGGTTCGCCGATTCGGGATAAATTCCTTTGTGCATTAAAATTATATGCACCCCCTACAGGTCGATTCAAATTAGTTTGTAAATCTTCTGGCTCTGGAATAAATATAGATGCAATTAATTTAAACGTATTCAGAAAACCAACAAAAGGAACAAAACTTTTAGCTATATCTTTAATCCCAATATCCCCCTGAGGAAATTCATATATATTAAAAGTATCCCCATCATCTAAATTAAAATCTAAATCTTGTATCAAGTAATTTATTTTATTTATTTTAAATGTTAATACAGGAATTTCTTTATTTTTGTAATAATCTAAAATAAATTTTTGGGGATTAATATTTTCATCAGTAACAATTTTTTGAAATTCAAAAATATTAAAAGGGTTATTATGTATCTTGATTACTACACTCATAAAATTCAACTCGATTATACAATAATTTTATTTTACTCATTCTATTATACACCACGCCCACGCCATTAGTACAATGTAACACCCCATCATCAATGTATACACCTACATGATGCGCTTTTGTTAGCTTACCAAGTAATACAACACAATTATTTACAGGGGTTTGTATTTTTTTCCAAAACGGTTTTATTTTTTCTTTTTGGATTGTCTCAATAACTTCTTTTGATTTATCAACCGTTACATCATAATCGATTACATCTATATTCAATTCATTTTTATAATAATGTTTCAAAAAACCCCAACAATCAAAGCCCTTTATATCTCTACCCCCAACAACAAAAGGAATACCAATATATCGGCAATAATCACGCATTTATTATCAAACTTAAAAAATCTTTTGTATAATTAACATTTAAAAACCGTTTATTTTGTAACGCTACCATCTCTGCCGTGCCTGAGATTGTTTGATTATTAATGGTTACGCTAGTTAATTCTAATTCTAAGGGAGTGCTTTTTGGTTCAGTTGTATCATCACTTAAATATACCCGATATGTAACTATAATAGGGTTGTTGTTTGTATCCTCAACGGCCGTTGATAATAAATTAACAAGTTCAAGATTAACTGCATCAATAGTAATCCCTAACGTTTGATTTCCGTTGTCATCTTTTGATGGTTCCGTCAATTCAAAAGCGTATTTTTGAAATGTAACATTTCCTGCACTATTTTCTAGTCCTGCCGTTAAATCTTGAAAATCATTAACTATATAATACGGGGTAGTGAATGTTGTATGTTTAATTTCCAATGTATCAAGTTTTACCGCACTGCCGCTAGATGCGTAATATCGTTTTAAGTCGCTAGTAATAGTCATTTACTTATTTTCTAATATTTCTAATTTTTTTGTTAGTTCTTGAACGCTCGCTACTAATAAGGGAACAATTTTAGATTGATCGATTGATTGATATTCTGGGTTCCCTTCTTCGTCTAAAGCGTCTTTTTTTCCTGTAACTGCTTCTGGAATTATTTTCTCTACTTCGTGGGCTAGAAATCCGTCTACAATTTCGTTTTTATTTTCTAAAAAATTAAATCGGCTAGGCTTTAGTTTCATTAATCTTGATATTGCATCATTAATAAGAGTTACATTCTCTTTCAATCGATAATCTGAACTAGTGTTATATGATGTTGCCGTAGTCGTCACCGATATAGATCCTTTAGAACTTCCATTTAAGCGGAAATCTAAAACCGTTCCACCTGAACTATCGGTTCTATTAAAATAGGCAACTGTCTGCCCACTAGCCGTGGATGCAAACCAGCCAGTCGAAGAAATAACAGTACCACTACCTGTGGTGTCGTTAGAGGGGTCTGCGTCGGTCGTATTAAATAAAACTGAACCCGATCCATCTATACGAATCCTTTCTGTGTTGTTAGTGTATAGAAATATCTCTCCTGCCCCTGTTGACCCGCCTAGAAGCTCACCGCCATATATCTTAACATGGCCACCGTATGATCCAGTTGAAGAATTACCCTGCGCCCCTCCACCTCTAATAATAACGCTACCGCCACCCATAGCACTGCCACCTGCAAGTCCATCTGCCCCGTTTATTTCAATCGAATCAAACGTGGTACGAAATGTATTACTTGCTACTTGTCTTGGTCCTATAATATATTTACTTGTGCTGTAAGGCATTCTTATATTTCCACTTACATCTAAACTACTTAATGTTCCAACTGATGTAATATTAGTCTGTGATGCTGTCGTTAATGTGCCTTCAAATAACGTAGCTGTAAGCGTTCCTGTGCTTGGGTTGTAATGAAAGTCTCCATCACTTTCTAAGCCCACGTTACCTGTTGATGTTGCGTCTTCAATAAATGGAATTAAATTATTTTCGTTTTCTGCTTCGTTATCAACAACAGTAACATGAGTTGCGTTTGTTGCTGTTCCTGTAAGATTACCTGTAACATCTCCTGTAACATCTCCTGTAAGATTACCTGTTAAATCGCCACTAAACGTACCTGAAAACGTTCCGCTTACATTTAAATTTTGAAAATCTGTTTGTAAAAGCGCCCATTTCCCACTAGATAAATCCGTTGAAAATGTTCCGCTTGTGTGTGCAACTAAACACACATATAATACACTGCTTTCGGATACTACATCTTTTACAGCGTAACTATATGCTGTTTGCCACGCCCCTAATGAGTTATACGCTTTTAACTCTGCTAAGTATCCCGATACCGTTTTAACTGTTGAATTATCTAAAGTTACAGTATCAGTTTCAGCTCCATTGACTATATCATCCCAACGCCCTAAATTCGTGGTTAATTTGTCAATCTGTGCTTGTGTTGGATTAGTCATAAAATATTAACTCCCTGCGTAACCGCTGTTGGCGTAGGTTTGATTAATTGCAACATCTAACTTATTAATATAAGTTGACGTAACATCGAAACCTCTTACACCGCCAAGTGACGCTATAAGACCTTCAATAACTTCATTATAATCTAACCCTGTAGCCATTTCAACTGCTTCTATAGTTGCCTCAACACGGTATAAATTCCCTGTCATCGTGTAAGTAGGTGGACTAGTAAACCTACATTCGTGAGATGTATTCGCTCCTACCCCTACAGCAATATCCATATTAAAATAATTAAGCCCGCAATCTAACGTATCCTTATACCAAGCCTGGAAATAACTTAAACTACTTTGATCTAACAATAATTGAAAATTCAAATCAAGCGGTACAGAAGTGAACCGTTTTCTTGCAACTCTATACCCACTATCCATATCGGTAAATATAATACGTTGCCTTTCTTGGTGACGATTTCCATTAACGAGACATTTTGGTAAAATTTCTTTGGGGTAATCTATACTAGCCATACTTAATAACTCCCATAAGCCCTATTCATCCCATAAATATTACTCAAGGCCTTGTTTAAGTTTCCTGTTCCAGAGTTTATTCCTTGCGCTATAGAATTTTCAACACTTTCAATAATTACTTTTAAATTCACGCCACCCATACCATCGCTTTGTTGTTCAACTTTTGCTGTTTGTCCTTCAAGATTATACACATTAACGTTTACTTTTGCACTTGATCCCCCCCCCGATATATCACTATTAGGGATTATTCTACCTGCACTATTGCCCATCTGTAATATTTCTGCGCCATTTTCCCCTACTAGATAGCTTCCGTTAGGGTATACTGATCCTCCCACAGCTCTTGGTGTATAACTTTGGTTTGCTATAGCACTAGCCTGAACCGCCATTGCACTCCCTGCAATCCCGGCAAAAATGCCCCCTACTATAGGTGATCCAACGGCTGTACCATAAGCATAAGCATTAGCTACTGCTTCTGGTGTTTTAATTGCAATGTTAGCAATAGCTAACGCCTTATTTAATTCAAAAAACTCTTTTGAGTG